GTGCACGTTCTCGACCGCTTGGTTCACGCGCTCCACCTGCAAGAGCACCTGGTCATCTCGGCTGAAGTCGTCCGAGCCGTCAAGGGTCATCACCTAATCACCGCCAGCGCGACAACTAGGACGAACAGGCCGCCCGTTATCGCGCCCCATACAAAGTCGGTTTTGAGTTGCTGCCACATCTCCCTCATATCTTGCCCTTAGTGATGTCTTGGGCGACGCTCTCGCCGTCTTGCGCCCATGCCAAGATTTCCTGCGCCTGCTTGTCGGTCAAGCCCAAGACCTCGCCCTCGTCGTCCGTGCCGCCCGTCAGGACGATGTCGCCCACGATTAGGTCAATCGCGCGGAAGCGCGCCGCGAATATCACGGTCGCGTTCTCGTTCACGGGCAACCCCTGCAGTTTGCCTTCCTCATTGACCCACATCGTTAGGTCGTCTTTGAGATCGAGCGCCTGCACCAGACCGCCTACGCCCTTTTGCAAGGCGCGTAGGCAGTCGCCCGAGATGTCGAGCACGTCGCTGCTGGTGTCGGCTTTCAGGTGCACCGCGAGTTTCAGGAGAGCACCGACCAGACATCAATCGCGGGGTGGCGCTTGGCAACCTCGCGCTTTGCCTCGGAGAAGGTGCCGCCCACCCACGCGATCCCGTCCGACGGCATGTCACCCTTCCAGACGTAATCCGCTGGAACGAATGCCCACCAACCGTCGCCTCGCGGTTTCTTGCCGTGCGCGAACTCGTAGTCGCGCGTGTTAAATAGTGGTGTCATCTATGCCACCGCCTTTTTGCAAACTCGAACCTGTGAGAACTTGATTCCGTGCTCTGCCGCGTACTCGCGCTTTGCGAGATTTACCGCCGCGCGGCGCTGCTTGCTTGCGACCAGTTTGTCTAGGTAAGCGATTACGTTTACTAACGCTTGCACTTGCTCTTGGTCTCCTTCGTAAATGCCTAAGGCTGCGATTGCCATTTCGAAGTCGTCGCAAGTTGGTGCGAATGCATCGCGGGTTGCGATTACGTTCTCGACTATCTCGGTCTCTGTCATGTTGCCCCCTTCGTTCTGGCTCGGGCCGCCTCTGTCGGGCTTCCTATCCCTTGCCACCCCTCAATAATAAGGGGGGGGTGATAAATATGTCAAGACAGGGGGTATCGGCGCGCCGCGCCCTATTTACAAGGGCTTTTTATGCCTAGCCGCCTGCCTCTGCCTGAACGAGAGCCCCGCCAGCCCCTTAACCGCCCCTCGGTGGTTGTTGACCACTATGCCGACCTTGCGCGGGCCTTTTATCGCCAAAAGATCGCTCTCGGCTTGATCGTGAAAGCCAGCAGCCTCTAACGCCTCCAAAGTCGGGAATACGTCGCATTGCCGATCGCCTGCCTCAATGAGGTGGTCTTGCCTGCCGCCAAACGAATAGACCCACTCGAAGTTTGGCGGCGGGTCAGCCTCGACGATCGCCTTGAACATCTTCACCTCTTTTGTGTAGCAGTAAAAGGTTGTGTTGGGCGCGGTGCGCATTATCCGCAGCCACGCTCGTAGGTAGTGCTCATTGAAGAAGTCACCGCCGTCGTGAATGCGAACGTACTTGCCAGCGAACTTGGGTCGCTGCAGTTCCTCAATCATCTCTGCTTCCCAATTCGGCAGATCATCTAATACGCGCATGAGGTTGGCTTGGTGTTTGCGTTTTACGTTAGAAAATTGGTACGTGCCTTTGCGCGCGTAACAAGGTTTCGCGCACTCACCCGCAGACGGGCAAACGTTTATGACGCGACCGTCCGGCAGATTCGTGACCCACGCTGGCAGCGACCAAGTCCAAATGCCGTCACGCTTAAGGTCGCTGTTGCCACAAGTGAGTAAGGTCAGAGCGCGCCCCACGTGTTCGAGCCCTCGATAGATATGGGGTTGAAGTCTGGTATTACTTGCCTCGGCTCATAGAGTGCCAGCAGCACCGCCTCGGCGCGGTCAGGCGAACCTAAGCCCCGCCGCTTCATGTCCTTCTTGCTTTCGATCTGTATCCGCCCCGCGCTGTCGGACTTGTAGATAGGCGAGGTCAGTTGCGCGGTGGTCTTCTGGTCTAACTCAACCTTGATTTGCGGCTGCGGGTTGTTGACGTCGATTTGCAGGAGCGTGCGCATGTTCCACCACATTTCAGCACGTTGGTTGCTGAAGCGCGTCGCGTCCTTCGACCGCTCGGCGACGTTCACGCCCACGACCTCCGCGTTGTGGCGTTGCTCGCCGCGCCACGCCTGCAGGATCGACACCACGCCCCACCCGACGCCTATGGCGTCGATCTTTACCCGTACGGGCTCTGGTGTCTGGCGCTCTCGGTGCTTCGATTCGGCAGCCAAGATATGTTGCAGCACGATCCCCGCAACGTCCACCGCCGAGGCGTTCGCCGCGCCGCTCGACTTGTGCAGCACGCTCGCGTTCATGCCGTCCACTTCGGCTATCGCGAACTCGTCGCCGCCGTCGCTCGCAACGTCCACGCCCAGCCTCACCGCGCCGCGAGGAAGGTCGTCCATTTCGGCCGCGCGCTCCAGCCAATCGAAAGGCAGGACGCGGTTGGCGGTGACGCGGGGGAATCGCGCGTGCACCCGCGCCTCGACGAACGGGCTGTCCGCGCCGAACTGCTGCACCACGTCGTCCACCCAAGTCTGATCGACGAGGTTGCTCGCCCAGTCGCCGACCGGCTCGCCCGTGAAGTTAGGCGTGTCCCTTGCCGCGATAGGAATCACGTTGTAGAGGCTTGAATTGCAGACTTGCTCGAACCAACTGCTCTCGCTGTCTACGGGCGGGTTGCCCATCACCAGGAGGCGCGTGTGACCGCCTGTCATCAGGGATTCGAGGGCGCGCCCCAACGTCGTGGTTATGCCGCCTGCCTCGTCCACAATTACTAAGAGATGAGGGGCATGTGTTCCCTGGACGGCTGTCTCATCGTGGTTGTAAGCGCTAAAACCATCAGCAACTAATTCGCCGTTTATCTGCCACTCGGTCGTGAACACCTCTCCTGCGAGGTTGTGCTCGCGCGCCACGCGGCGGATATGAGGCCAAAGCACGCCGCGCACCTGTCGGTAGTTGGTCGCGGTCGTAACGACCCGCGCCGTGCCTACGGGGTGCGACATCGCCCACCACGCGACCGCCCTAGCCGCGAGGTGCGACTTGCCCGGCCCGTGGCAAGCGGGTACCGCCGTTCGCTTATTGTCCAAAAGCGAGGTCAATATCTCTTTTTGTTTCGACCAAAGATGTTCCCTAAGCCCGCGCTCCACGAACCCGATCGGGTCGTCGGCGTACCTGAAAAAGGGGTTGCGGGTCTGCTTTACGCCTACGTCATAGAGGCGCGCGAACGTGTCCGCGTCGAGTTTGCGCATGACACGACGCTGCTGCTCGGGTTTAAGTTGCTTTAGGCGCTCAAACTGTTTCGTCCGCATAAGCCGTCTCTTGGTCTATGAGTTCCTTCAGCACCTTCTCCATGTCCTCGACCGTGACGTTGAGTTTGACCGCGCCCCCGTCGGCACCTGCTACTTGTGTATAACGTCCGTAATGTTCTCGATCGGTTCGCTCTAAATACCACGCAGCAGCCTGCCAAGTGCCGTCTTGTGCGGCTTTCTGGATTGTCAGCATGGCACGGTGCGCTGCGGCTTCTCTTGCTTTTTGTATCGCTTCTGCTAACTCAAAATAAGCCTGTCCGCGGTCTGTAGGGGGATTACCTGCTTCTATGTTTTCTTTTTCTGTCCTACCTTCATCGAGCCAACGATAAATAGTCGTCAAAGAAATACCTGACATTCGTGAGGCTCGTTCTACATAATGCCCGGCATTTAACGCTTGTAACAATGCTTCGACTTTCGGTTCGTTAATCGAAGGCGGTTTTCTTTTACTTTCCGTCATGTTTTGCTACCCAAACTCCCCAACTGTGCCACCTGTAAATTGGTGTCGGACTAGTCCAACCTGTTTCTTCTAATAAACTTTCTAAAGCAGTGGCTTCGACCGGTTGTAAAACGCCCCGAAGTGCTTTTGCTTTTGTTCTTATCACCTCTGCTGAAATACCGTTTTCAGACTTGTAGTCCCATGTTGCTTCGTTTGCTATTTCCTGCAAAAAAGCACTCGGTTGCCAAACTTTTTCAGCAACGACTATCGTTCCCGTGTTTGATGTTGTTAATTCATGTAATTTTTTTAAAACCCCTGCTCTTTTGCTAAGGGGTAAAAATTGTAAAACAAATAAACAAATGTTTAGATCTGCTTGCTTATGGTTTAAGTGTCCGTCCAATAAGTTTTCACGACAAAAGGCAAAACGATGATTACCAGGATGACTAGAGTTTTTATTTTTTGCTAATTCAAGCATAGGCATCTCTGAATCGTAAAGAAAAAAGTTAAGATTTCTGTGTGGGTGACGTAAAGAGATAGCCCGAGTCGTCGTACCTGTTGAAGCGCCTACGTCAACAATGGTCGAATAATCAGGTGCAAGCCAGTCTGATAAATAAGTCACAACTTTTTGTATTAAGTTATAGTTCGGCACGTTTGACGTAACATGTTGATCAAAAACTGCTGCGACATCGGGTGTAAAACGCCAAGCACCGCTTTCAAAGTTTTCGCTTATATCTTTTTTTGTCATTTTATTTTGTCTAATATCTGTTCTCGAATAGTTTTACCTATCGCATACATCATCAAGGGTGGGACTGACCGACCAATACGCTCCCACCTTTGTGAATAACTACCTGTTAAAATAAAGTCCTCTGGAAATGACGCTAAAGCCCTTAATTCTTGTAGCGTGAACTTTCTGCGTTGTATCGGGTGGACTGAACCTGAAGCACCTACCCTTCCTGCTGTGGCTGTAATCGTTCCGATTGGTTTATCAGGGTGTGGTTTAATGAGTTGGAAGTATTTGTCAGATTGTTCACCCACTTGCAGTTTGTCCCATTCAGGTCCTATTGCGTAACCTTCAAGCAATATGTTTTGACCAGTCTCTGGATCAAACGCAACAGATTTATTTACATGCAGTGAACTACCGGTTTCGGGGTCGTGTTTCATCGGTAATCTCACGCCTATTTGATTATGACTTACGTTACTAAGTCCGCCTGCTACGATTGTTGGAAGCGGGTCCTCATTTGAGATTGTTCGCATTATCCCATTTTTGCCACGACGGATTTTTATGAACTCAATGTCTCTTTTGTCTTTAGGAAATAGCAAACTAGTTCTAGTTTCAGGATCTATTGGCTCATCTATCGTCTTTTGTTTCACGTGCCAATGGTCTGTCTTCGTCGTGATTGTATTTACCGGTAAGTCAGTCACATCTCCTTGACTAAATTGTCCACTTGTGTCGTGAATTACACGCCCTTCGATATTTAACACGTCTTTAATGGCATAGCGATAAGGAAGCGGTTTAGGAAACTGTGGGTGAACATTAAACTTTTTTACTAAGTCCAGTCTGACTCCGATAAAAAAAAGTCTTTGTCTTGCTTGCGGGACTCCTAAGTAAGAGGCGTCTAATAATTGTGTTTCGACTTCATAACCTTGTTTTCTCATTTCCCTGATAATGTTCTTAAAATAACCAATTGCTTTGCCTTTTACCAAACCTGAAACATTTTCAGCCACAAATACTTTGGGTTGTATTTCTTTCAGCAATCTCGTGAACTCAAAAAAAAGGTCATCTGCGCGTTGTTTCGTATCTGAATACTGTTTTACCTTACCCCAGTTTTTATTCCGCGATCCTGCTGTTGAAAAAGAAGCACACGGAGGTGAGCCTTCTAAAAGGTCAATTTCTCCTATTTTTTTGTTTATTAACTTCAGTATTTCTTGTCCACTTACAGTCCGAATATCGCGTCCGTCTAAAAAAACGCCTTCGTGATTTAAGCGATACGTATCCCTGGCTGCTTCTACAAATTCATTTGCATACATGATTTCGTAACCACCCATCTCAAGTCCAACACATGAACCGCCGCAACCTGAAAAAGTAGAAACTACTTGATAACCATTTGTGTTTTTTATTTTTTGAATTTCTTTCATTGTCGGTATCACGTAAAGCGGCTTGTTTGTCATTCTGTCGGTCTCCAACCAAACTCATGCACTGCCAACGAGTTGTAATATCGCACCGGGTTAATACCTAAACTTTGTACTGCTTTACTCATACCACTTCCACCTTGAAACGTTTGTTTCGGTCTATTTATGAGCCATTTGGGCAGTATTTCTTTGGCTGCTACTTTTAAGACTTTTTTATTTGGAGGATTCATATTTTTAGGAGCGTGTAAAGCACTTGTAACTAACCTTTCTTCCATAAAAGGTAGCCGACCTTCAACCCCAGCACTCATCATAACTTTATTGACTCTTATAAAATTACCACGGCTCATTTTTTTAACAGTATTTTTTAAGATTTGTTGGTATTCGAAGTCTGTTTTACTTTTTGAAGCCGCAATTTGCATGCTTCCATAGCCGCAAAATAACTCATCTGCTGCTTCACCAGATAACGTAACGCGAAAACCGTCTGATGCAATCGCCTTCATCAAAGGCATGTGGATTAAGGCTATCTCTATTTGTGCTTTCATCGGGTTTTCAACTGTTTTAATCGCAGCATGTATCTCGTCTAATGTTGGTGGACATACTTTGACTTCTTGTAAAGGGACATCTAACTCCTTAGCAATTTTACGTGCTGCAATTAGGTCAGCACTCTGTGGATCTAAAACGGCTGTGTAAGCCACCGGCTCTGGGTGTAATTCACGAGCAAGCGCTAGTACCAAAGATGAATCGAGTCCGCCTGAAAGTAAAAAACAAACAGGACGGTCTGATAAAAGTCGTTGCTTTACACCGTGTCTTAAAAAACTTAATACGTTTTCAGGCGTACAAAACTCAGGTATTTTTTCTTTTGTCCATTTTATTTCTTCCATAGATAATAGGTTCAAGACATATCCTGGTCGTAGTGCTTTCGCTTTTAATTTTTTTGGTAAGGCTTTAATTTCTGAAGCAAAAAAAATACTGTCTGCGTTTTTTGCTAAATACAGCGGTATTTTTCCATAGCGGTCTCTTGCTAAAAAAGTTCCAGATTTGTTATGCCATGCTAGTGCAAACATACCATCGATTTTGTTCAACGCTGGGATTCCGTCTCGCGCTAACAGCGCTGCGATCGGTTCTGTGTCTGACGTTGTATTCCATGTTCTGTTATTAAACTCATCTCTAAGTTCTTTAACGTTCCATGCTTCGCCGTTGTAAATTATCGTCGTTCCGTCTACTGTCATCGGTTGTGCTGCACGTGAATCAAGGTCTTGTATGGCTAGGCGAACATGACCAAAGGTCAAGTTACCAATAGTTTTGACTCCACTACCGTCAGGACCCCTATGTCTTATTTTTGACAACATTTGATTGATGTCACCTTGACCATAAATACCTACTAAGCCACACACTTTATTTTTTTTTATTTAAACTCATCGAGGCGATCCATTCCATTCATATTTACATTTTGGACATTGGAAAGCAGTTTGCATATCATCATCAAAAGTCTGAAATTCAGTTAGTTTGGCTGTATCTGTAATTGGATTTAGTGGATCAAAACCAAACTCTGCAATGTCCCAGCCTACTGCGTCTAACTCAACCAGTTGGTTGGCCAACAAATAGTCGTCCCATTCTCCTAGTTCCGATGTGCGATTGTCCGCTATCGCATAGGCACGTGCTTCTTCGTGCGTCCAGTCCTCGGGCACTCTTGTTATCTCGATTTCTGTCCAGCCGATTTGTTGGGCGGCGTCGAGCGTTCCGTTGCCAGCGATTACGAACTGCTGCCAAACGACTAAAGGTCGGCGTTGTCCAAATTTTTTTAGACTTCCTGCGATAGCGTCAATGTTCTTTTTTGAGTGCTTACGGGCGTTCTCGGGGTCTTTTTGTAGTGCGGATATTGCGACCGTCTCGACCTTCACTTGGACACCCTCACGTAAGCCCCGCCGTGCTCCCTTATCGCCCTGTGCGTGGCGCCGCGTGACTTGGCGTCCTTGACCAACTCGCGGCGGTGGTTCGCCAACTGTAAAAGTGTCTTTTGCGTCTGGTGGATCTGGTCGGTCACGCACTTAATCGCCCAGAGGTCGAACATCATCTCGTCGGTAGGTTCGATCCGGGGTCGGCCCAACTTAGCCATTCAGTAGCACTCCCTCTAGTCCTATCGTCAATGCTGGCTCGCCCCTTATCGGTTGCCTGAACACGACGGCGACCACGTGGTCGGGCGAATCGTCGATGAACACGCCCGCGTCCGTAAGCCCGTCGATCGCCGCCTTGACGGCAGGCACGCACGCCGCCACGTCCTGCAGCCTCCCCGACTTTTGGTAGGGGGTTGCGGTAACAATACACGAGGTGAGCGTGGGTATTTCTTGCAGCCGTGCTAGGTAGGCGAACGCCTGCCGCCATTCCTTCGTGTTGCGCGCCCTCGTGTGTCTATTGCCCGCCCGCTCGCTGTTGATCGTCCACGGCTTGTGGGGGTAGGTGATACTTGCCGTCGTCACCTAGGTATCTAAACAGTCCGCTCAGTGTCATGTACGGCACTTTCGTCGTGTCGTCGCCGCGCTTGACCAGATAGCCCGCCGCCCTGGCGTCGTCGCGGTGGTGCTCGACCCAGCCGTGGCAGCCGCTAGTGCCCGATCCGCAGAGCAGCAGCAGGTTCGATGGCTTGTTGGGGTCGAGCGACGTGCCGCCCATGCCTCGTGCTATGCGGTGATGGATCGAGTAGAGCCAGGTGATCTGCACGCCGCAGCGCTCGCAGCGATCATGCGCGCGCGCCTTCACTAAGGCTCGGGTCTTTTGGTCTGCCCCCGTGTTCTTTGTCCTGCGCTTTGTCGAAGTGCGTCTTGTCGGCAAGGGCGGCGAACCTCGCTTTCAGGTCGTCGAGTTGCCGCATGGTGTCGGCAGACGGTATGGCTTTGGGTGCTCCCGTTATCTGTCTGGTGTGGCGCAGTTCCTTCTCGCGCGATTTTACCGCCCGCCACGCGCGATTCACGTGCGCTGGCATGAGCACCGTCGTCTCGCTCGCGTAATGGTTACGCACCGCGCCAATCGCGAAGTCCAGCGTCATGTCGGCGTCGAGTATCTCTACCCACGCCGCCACCCGATAATCGTCTAGCGTCACGCG